GACTGTAAGCTCAACTTCTTCATCACCCCATACAAATGTGACAGACATGTGTTTACCAAATCTCATGTCATCGCCATAATAAGCAATGCTTGTTAGATGGTTACCGTAGATAGCATCTAATCTATCAACAGTGTCTCCTACAGATACTCCTTTATAAACTGATTGCATTACTGTAACCACTTTATCAACATCAGCTGGTTCTGCAACTCTAGCTCCAATCGTATCCCCAGTCTCTATAACGTGTATCTTATCAATGAATAAGTTAGAGAAGTAGTCCTTACTTCTGT